CTCCTTCAAGACCGGATGTCTCGAAAATAATGTTCGATGACCCGGATGTTGATAATGTAAGATCGCCTGATGCTGCAGCTATTGTTTTATTTGTCCCACCAGTAAACTGCATCTGAGTGGTTCCATTATCCTTAAAAAATATATCACCACCGTCAGCATCAAGAATAATATCTGTTGAGGCATCTAATGTGAGATCGCCTGATGCTGCAGCTATTGAATAGCCACCTGAGGCAGAAAGAGTGCCGCCCAAAAAAGTAGCAGTCCCAAGAACAGTGGCTCCAGTCACAGTAAGATTTGATGCAGCTGTAATAGTTGCTCCTTCTGCATTAAAAGTATTTGCTGCAGACTGTGTTACAAGAGTAGTGCCTGTTGCTGTTAAATCATACAAACGCTTAAAGTTTGCTAGAGAATTTTGATTTACAAAAGGACTGCTTGTAGAAAATCCACAAACAATGCCTGAATTTTGGTCTCCAGACCCACCAAGATAGCCGACTACGTCTACATTGGGAGAGCCTGTTGATGCAGATACTAGTTTGCCTGTTGCTGTTTGATTTGCTGCTAGTAGAGTCGTAGTTCCTGACTGAACTAAATCTGCTTCTATTTTTATTTCATAAGTTCCAGCGGCACTAAAGTGTGTGCTTCCTGCGAGAGTAAATGACGCTTTTACATACTTTCTTATGCCTGTTGAACTATTAGCACTATAGGGAACTACTAAAAGCGCTCCTGAAGAGGAGGTAGCGAGTCTTGCAAAATAACGAAGAGTTCCTGAACCCGAATCTTCTGTAATAAAAGGTATTTGTGTTGCACTGAGTCCTGCAGCTTCCGCTGCAAAAGAGAAAGTGACTTCCTGAGTCGTTGTAGTAGAATCTTTAGTTATAGACACTCGCACTCTTAGACTAGCGCCGGTCAGCAAAGCGGCTACTGAAGTAAGGCCATCTGCACTAATAGCAAATAGCGAGTTTGCGTCTACTAAACTATCATCAAGAGATACTTGGGCTTCTAAGACTGCTGCTTGATTTGCACTTGCAGTTGTAAATGTTATTTTTGAGTTTACATCTGAGCCAGAAGCATTTGTTAAGGTGCCTCCTACCGTTGAGACCCCGCTGTTGGTTGCAGTCGAAATTTGAGTAAGAGCCACGCCTCCAAAAGGGTTTTCATCAGAGCTAGTAAAAATTACATGGCCGTCATTGTCAAGAATAACTGTTGTACTAACTTCTAAACTGCCGTCAGCGTTAACTGTTATTGCTTCAAGTACTAAGTCTGCATCAGTAAAATTTTGAAACCGATAACTACCGTCCGAGTCTTTTCTTGCTTTTGCGAGTATCGCATCTTTGTTAAAGTCAGGTCTAAAGGTAAGTCTTCGACCCGTTATCGAAGAAATTGCAGTAGAAAAAGATTTATCAATTATAATTTCGGTGTCAGAAACAACTACAAGCACTTTTGCAGCATCTCCTGATGATGGAGTAGCACTATTACTTAAATTTAAAATATCTCCAACAACAACAGTACTACTAAATCCTGAGCCTGTTACTTTATTAGTGTTAGCTGCAATAGAAACAGTACCTATAGATGTAAACTCGAGAGTTGTAGTCTGTCCGTTTCCAGTATCATAATAATAATTTACGTCCTTTAAAGGCCTGATGTAATCAGCTGATGCTTTTCTCATTAGTCTTAAAAACCCTGAGTTATTGGCGGCCTCTGAGTGGTCTAAGTATAGATAATAGTCTGTTAATGGTATAAAATTAAAACTTTTATTGAATTGAGCAGGAGTTATCTGACCGTCTTCGGTACCTTTAGACTGTATTGTATACGTTGACGATTTAAACTTAAATTGAGTATTTGCTGAATCAAATATAAGAGGTTCTGTACTTCTTGCACCTTCTGGAACTCCCTGTAGTCTTTTAACATTTGGTGGAAGACTATTATCAATCGTATAATTAAAATGTATAAATTGAGAATATGTGCCACTATTTGATTGTACTCTAGCACTAAATTTATACTGTCCTTCAGAAGGTATACTTATAGAGGCAAAGCCTCCTATTGCTTTCTTTACTATAGGAGATTCTATACCAGGAATGGTATGACTAATTTGAACATTTTTTATAAACTGTTTGCTTGTTTCATCAACCTCCCAGTACAGTCGTAGTTCTTGATTTCCTGCACTATCAACGTTAGGGGCTGCATAAAAGTTTTTAAGAGGAGGAACAACTTTAGGCTCGGAAGGGAATACTGTAGGAGGAACAACTCCTAAAGAGTAATCTTTGTCAACTACATCATATTTTTCGTTAAAGTGCTCAACTGCACTAATACTATAGATACCTTTTTCTTCTTCTTGTATATTAAGTATCTTGTATAGCTTTGAAGAAGCCGTTGTTAGCAGCCCTCCCTCTGTCTCTTGTAAAGCCCATATAGTTTCAGTAGTTGGATTAGTATTAAAATTGCCACTAGCAAGAACTACTTGTGTAGCTGCGCTGTTTGGATTTGTAACTGCATATTCATCTGTATATGTATGCTCTGACCATTTTACAGGTATCATTGTACCCCCACCTGTAGTAGTAAAAGCATTCGATGCTAGTTCCTCTGTTGTTAGTGCAACAAAGCTCCACGAACCACTTGTAAATACCCACGCATTTGTAACTCTTTCTCCTTTTGAATACGTTACATCGGCAGCTCCACCTCCAGGAACTACAGTAATGTCGTCTACTCCTGCATAAAAAGCCGCAGATGCAGTAATTAAAGTATATAATTTATATACAGCGGCTGAATTAAAAGGCACGCTTCTATCAAACACTAGAGTATTATTGTTGCTTACTGATTTTACTCTACCACTAAACATTTTACCAGCACGATCAGCATCTTGTATATTTATTACATCTCCTGGCAGCAAAAATGCTCCAGTCAAAGAAGTTTTAAAGTTAATAATTTCTACTTGATTTTGGGCTGTAAATAACTTCCACTTGCCAAAACGTATTGCTTGAGATTCAGAAGTACAACCAAAAGCAACAACTTTATTTCTATTTATTTTATTTGCAGAAATAATTGCATTTCTATCTTCAACAATAATAGGGGTTTGCTTATAGTTTGCCTCGGGATTTGTAAAAGAAACAACAACTTGATTTGCTCTTGTTTTTGTACCAGAAGACTCATAGTTAAAAGTGCCTTCAATTATATTGCCTTTAGTAAAGCTATATACAGGATCTGACGGAGCATCGAGAACTGTTGTTAACTTACCATCCATCCAATAAAGCATAGAAGTAAATAAAGAAGCCATATCTTTTAAAACTTTATAGGCTTCTGTTGGTTTTGTTAAAAATAAATTCATTCTAAAGCGCGGCTCAACAGGCTCTATTTTTCCTCCAGAACCTGTAATAGCAACACCATTATATGTAAATATAGTACCAACATTAGCATCAGCAGATCCTATTCCTGTCCAATTCACACTACCGGCTGTTGATATACGTTGTACGTCTCCTTTCCTCATAGTACTTGGATCAAGAATATTTCCTATTGGAATTAATTCATCACAATATCTTGAAATTCTATATAAAGCATATAAATCAACGTCACGAGGTTCTATATAGTTACCAAGACCATATCGTTTGGACGTTAAAAGATCTAAAAAAATCCAAGCAGGATTATCTGTATAATGCAAAACACTACTCATTGTTCCGTCCCAAAAGCCTTCATACTTAGCAATTCGAGTATCTGTTGCATCTTCTCGTGTAGTGTAGGATGTTGGTATTTGTACTTTTAAACCGCCCAATAAATAGCTTCTCTTTGGGATTGAGGGAAATTGTTGAGAATTAAAAAGAGTTCTAATTACTGATGTATGCGGGTATCTAAATCTTTCATTCAAAATAGACCTATAGTTTCCTACAAAAGAAACACCTCTTCCAGGATGAGTATATGGTTCTGCACTACTTCCATTATTCTGTGCATGTGCTGTTACGCCTCTACCGGAGTTTCTAGTAAGTCTTATTATGCGAATTTGAAAATCTGTAAATTGTGCAGAATCATCAATAAAATCAATAGCAATACTAAAGGTTAGAGAAGAAGTATTATCTCCTCTATGTCTAATTGACTTCACAATATGATTTGAGTCATCTTCTGAAATATTTTTCCAGTCACCATAAACTCCGTCTTTGTAAAGTTTTCTAATATCTATTCTATAAAAAGCAAAATTAGAAGTATTTTTTCCTTGTATTGTATCTGTTGTAACTAAGCCTTGAGGATATGCTATATCAAAAACAACTTGATCTAAATAATCTAGATTAGCTTGACTTAAATTAAACTGAGCTTTTGTAAGAATAGTAGGCGCAGAGGCTGTATCTGCTGCGCCAGAGGGATAAAAATCGGTAGAAGCTTGACCACCAGACGGGAAAGACGTTATATTACTATTAGCATCATTTGTTATTGCTGTTCTTCCTGTAGTGCTTAGCTGTTTTAGTTCAATAGAACTTCCTGTTCCTGTAATAGAGACAGAGCCCCCAGGAAAATCATTGAATACTGAAGGTTGATTCCAGCTACCGTCTCTAAACTGCACGTTTGTTCCATCATGCATTTTTGTTGGTTTATCGGTTACAGCTGTGCTTGTAGAACTAAAGTCTTCGTCTACCTGTTCCTGGTCTAATATTTTAAATGAATATTTATAGCTTGTTCCAGGATCATATGCTGAATGAATATTTTCTTCAAAAGTTACTACTAAATTACCGTCTGTTACCGCTGTACTTGCTATCTTGAATGTTTTTTGTATTAGCAACACACTCAAAGTATAGTTGGTATTTGAAGGGTCAAGATCCTCGAAAGAGTGATGGCTTGGAAAGAAAGTTGTACTATCTCCGTTTACATTCAGATATTTAGTATTTCCATATGCGGCTATACTTCTACTCGAATTAGTTAAAATTGCTCTAACATCATTTTTTCCTTGTGTTTCCCAAGTACTATTGCTAAAATTAGGTTCACCTGTTGAAAAAGCTCCGCTTTTTACAAGTGCATAATGCCCTATATATTCATCATAGTCATTCTTATAAGCGTCATTTGCAAGTGTGCTCTCCGTTTTATCGTCTCTATACACTGGATTAATAGTTTGATATCTCCAGTTGTGAAGTTGAATTTTTCTATTTGAACCATCGAAACCTTCTGGCAAGGGAAACTTAGTACCTGAAACAGTACCAACAGATACGCCGCCCACAAGAGCAATAGTCATTTGTCCTTCGATATCCAGTCCAGTAGTTTCACTGCCTGTAAGTACAGGCGCTGATGCATCCTCTGATAGAGCAACATTATTAAAAAATACAGAAGCTTTTCCATTTATTAATCCACGAATTGGACCTTCACAAAGTAAATCTGTGACACTCGCATATTGAAAATTTTCTCCGCTTGTTACATATCCTAATTTTAATGATTCTTCTGCCACTTTATTCTCCTAATATACTTTTGTTTCTGTCTGTGATCCATCATTATCTACAAAAGTTATTATATCTGTAGGTAAATTATGTATTTGTTGGGGCAAAACTGTTGCAAAACTTATTGGTTGTCCCGGTATTCTTAACTCTCCATAAAGAACAGGAATTGGAAAACCTTCCTCTATATTATGTTCGGACCCTTGAAATAGATAGCTTGTATCTTCTTGCGGAGTGTTTCTATTGTCAACTGAAGGATCTGGCGCTAAAAGTTCTGCAATTCCTGTCATACTTAGCTGTAGACCCGCACTAAATCCTATTGTTGCTCCTATCTTTGCTAGATTTGCCATTGTACCCGTTGCTGGCCCGAAAGCTGTGCCCATCGTATAATACATAATTACAGCGCCTACTATTATTTTTATTACACTTTTTAGTGCATCTCCATCAGATCCGATTGGAACCGCAGAAAATATTATATCGCCTTCTTCTTGAGTCATAAGAAGCTCTGTTTCATCTAAATAACTATCGGCACATTGTATAGTAAAACCTACATTTTTACTCTCACTCTCTAGTAAATATCTCCTAAAATCAGGAAAATTGCAATCAAGACATTTAATTACGTCTGTGGGCCTTTTTGCAAAAATAGAAAACTGTGTTCCAAATTTAGAACCAAGCTCTCCTTCAAGATAAACTGTTCTCATCATACCTGTATGCTCCTACTAAGTGTTTTATCCAAAATGGATATAAGTTCTCTCTACAAGAAAGTCTATTTCTTGCATGATGAAAGAAGACGTCTCTTCCTAAAAATACTCCGCAGTGGTCTGGCACTTTTGCTCCCAACTGAAAAATTAAAATGTCATTTTTTTGAAAGTCAGATACTGGTACTGCACCCCATTGAGCTATAATTTCGTCGGTAAAATAGTTTAAATCTTTTTCGTACCAACGGTCTTCAAAAGCAGCTCGTGGTGCTATAGTTATATTTTGAGACGCTAAAAAATCTTTTGTCGCTTCAAAACAATCTGTAACTCCAAACTCATATTCTCTGCCAATTAAAGGATTTTGTAAAAGCTTTGGTTGAACAATATTTAAGTCCATCTCAGGATATTTAAAGATATAGTATGGAATACCCAAAGCATTACAGCTATTTATATCATTTGTACTAGGAGTATTATCAGTTTCAATGTGATTGTGAACAATTCCAATAATATCTGCTTTACTTTTTATTTTAAAATATTGAGTTGAGTCTATTATAAAATTATTTAGTCCTTCATATATGTTATTACAAGGAAACCATTGTTTTTTTCCTTTTACAACTCCAATAATTCCACAACCTTCTTTTGGATATTCTTTCTCAAAATGCTCATAAATTTCATTAATCATCTAAACTTTTCTACTCCAGGAAAACCGCCAAAAGGTAGAGAAGGATTTTGTCTATCTGCTTGTGCGAATCGAGTTTTACAAGAACTTATAAGTTTTCCACAGTAGTCTGTTCTTAACCAGTATGATGGATGTGTTAAAGGAGATTTATTAGTGCCTGCAATAGTTGCTTGAAATATTCTTTTGTAATCATTTGTTCCGTGAACGCTTGTTAATATAAACACTTTTTCACCTACTGCATATGCTTGACTTGCAGACCATGCAGCAACTGCCTGATTGCTAACCCCGCCGCTGGTTAGTGTAATTTCATTATTATCTATATCAAAAAATTTACCGTTTGATGGATTTAATTGCCAGTTGCAGCCTCCTACTCCTTTTGTTAAAAATGCTTGATACTCCCAGTTACAGTATTTTCCTATAATTTCTCTATGTGGCACCTTAATTCCTTCTACGTCAAAAGGACTCGCACATTCAAAAGATACAAAAATATTATTCTCAGCAGCAACTCTATCAAGAATATACGTTTGAGAAGGAAACTCTTTCGGAAGAGTCGTAGTAAATCCTGAAACGTCTCCAACGAAATAAGTATTTTTGAATAAAGTTTTTCGTACAACAACTTTTGAAGTTAGAAAGTCATCGTTTCTTTGTATATTATTTCCTGAAAGAATATCTCCCATAACTGTTTCATCGAAGGTTCCATCAGAATTATTTGCGTGTCCTCGTGTTAAAGTAACAAAATTAGCAACTTGCAGTATAGGTCGATGACTTGCGCCCGACGAAGCAAACTTAGTACCTTCTATAGTAATAGGAATAGCTAGGTACTCTTTTAAGGCTGTTCCGTCAGCAGTAGGAAAATAAACATTCGCAGTTCCCCCAATAAGTCCACTAAATAAATATATTACTGTACCATTGGGTATAGTAACTTCAAAAAGAGTTACTAAAGAATCATCAACTTCTTGAAGCTGTACTGCATCTATAATTTCTGTCATGGCTCATAAACCCTTCTAAATGTTGCATTTAAAGTGTGAAAATCTTCTCTGATATATGTCGTAGTATATGTATCACAAACTACTTTTAAGTTTGTATCCCCTGCTCTGTCTGTAACGGTAAACGTAAAGTTTTTAGCAGCTTTTTCGTCTAAAAAGTCTGCAATTAAATTAATATCGGCGGCAGAACGATTTGAGAAAGTTACAGAGAATGTGTCATCTTTAGTATTTATACCGGTAAGAAATCTTTGCTCATATCCATCTCCAAAATTTGCAATTAAAGTTTGATGAGTAGTAGTTCTTGACATTCCTCTATCGGCGGTAACAGTAACAGAGCTACTCAGATTTGGAGTGACATCGGTTGTTCCTATAACAAATTTAAAAACAGCCATTATGCCGCTCCATAAGGACTTAGTAGTCCTCCTGCTCTTTTTTGATTTTTAATTTCGTTTTGAACTGCTACTGCTATTGATCTGCCGAACTCTTGTGCTTGTTTTCCTTCATCATCTGACCGTATATCTGTTGAGCCTGTTTCCATGTTTACGTTTACAACAACATTACTCTGGCCTCCACCTTTCATCTCAACAGGAATCGATCTACCGTTTGGAAGAGGAACTACTGCTTCAGTCCCATGAAGTATTGCAGGATATCCAGCATCCCGTCCACTTGCAATTCCTCCTTGTGAGTATCCTGCAACTTTTTTTCCATTACTCATTACTCCCCCGTATCGATTACCCACCGCATCATAATAATTAGGGTTTGCTATATCGGCAGCGAAGGATCCTGGGCCTGATGCTGGGATGCTTGTTGATGCTGCAAAGAAGGTAGGCGCAAATTGCATTAAAGCTCTTAATGCTTTCTCTGCCATCATCTCTGCTACTATTTTCGCCATCATTTGAAGTATTGATTGTCCCATTAAAAGAAAAGCATCTTTTACACTTTTTGTACCGGTTATAATACTTTCAAATGCTCGTGAAAGATTCTGCTCAAGAGAATCGCCCACAGCTTTTCCGAGTTTTCCTATATCAGTAAAGTTTTGTTCTATAAGATTTTTCTGTTCTTGTAGAGCTTCTCTTTGACTTTTTATTCTTTCTTTCTCTTGAGCACCTACTGAACTTCCTGCAGCTTCCGCTTTAAGCTCCTTGTCCCGTAAAGAATCAATCTGAAAGTCTAAATCTGCAAGTGTTTTTTTATGTTGTGCTTCCTCTCGAAGAAAAGGAAGATATGCTTGCATTCCTCTATTTAATTCTTTCTGTGCTTCAGCCTTTCCAGTAAGCTCTCGAGCTTCCATTGCAAGCAAGTCCGAAAGTCTGCCTTTTACTGTTGGGGCTTGGAGCCTCTTTCCAAACTCGTTATCTTTTAGAATGTCATCGACTAGTCTATCTTGCGCATCTTCTCCGAACAGCTTTTTCACATTCTTCAAGGCCTGACCTTCGAATACTTCTCTAACTGGTCGGTCTTTTACACCTTTGTCTAGACTAGAAAGAGTTTGTTCTAAAATTTCATACTCTTCTATTAGAGATCTTACAGAACTGGTTGGCTTTGCTGTAGCTGTACCTATTTTTAAGACTTTATCAAGAGAAGTGGAGAAGGTTTGCAGTGTGGTCGAGGGAGCTCCTATAGCTACTCCGAGCCTAGTAAAGTTGTCGGCAAGAGGATCTATTATTTCATTAACTTTTATTGCTGCTTGTTCATACGTTTCCAGTTTTTCCTTTCCCATCATAGTCACAATTGAACTATCCATTGCGTTTATGGCGAGCCGTAATTCCTCTGCCCTAACTTTCATTCCCTTTGGGAATTGAATTCCCATCCTTGTACCAATAGACATTTGCTCATTAAGAGTAGTTTCATACTCTCTAAGAGATTCGACTTGCTTCCTTGCCATGTTTTTTTTATCGTTGTCTCCGATGGCTCTATTCATTTCTGAAGAAAGGTCCTCTTGTACTCTAAATCCTCTTATACCAGATATACTCATATTACCGGATAAATTTGCAAGTTGTATTAATCTTCCCATTACAGAGGCGCTGTCGCGCAGCCCTTCGCGCAGCTTTTTAACTTCTTCATTTTGAGCTTTAAATCTATCTGTTAACGTTTTTGTTTTGTCCTCTAGCTCTTTTAATTCATCACTTTTTAACATCTGCATTAGCTCTTTTGCCATTGATACTGCCAAAGTCATAACACCCAAAATTGCAATCGCATTTAGTGCTTTACTTGCAAAGCTAGCAAAGCCTGCAACTCCAGCCTTCATTGTTCCCATTACTCGTCCATGCTCTGCTTGCATTGCTCGCAGATTTGCAATTGCTGTTCTACTATATCGTGCAAAACCGGTTGAGTTTTCTGCTACCATTCTTGCATGATCTGCACGAATTATTGCAGTATCTCGTAAAATAGCAGCTTTTGTGATCTTTGAATGATCGATTACAGTAGATCCTGATTTTGATGCTTCTGCTAGGTTTAACTCTCTTACTCCGAAGGTTCCTCCTGCGATGTTCTGTCCTACAACACCAGGCCCTGCAGCTGCCGATAAACGAGCTCTAGCTCCTGCGGCTGATGATGCCACATTCATCATTTGAGGCATTGCAGGAGTTAACGCTCTCGCCATACTAAGGCCTAGAAGTCCAAAAGCTGCAGCGAGTGCTTCAATATTTTTTGTAAAAACATCTGCTATAAAAAGTGCTGGACCAATCATCTCTTTTTGAATATCCTTTATTAAGTCATCAAAAGCTTTTCCGAGCTTTGCAATGCCATTTGCATTTTTTCCAATATCATCAAATTTTTCATCTGCCTGTGCAAGAACTGCATTTACAACTGCTTGCGTTCTCTCGAAGGCAGTAAGCTCTCTGCCTGTAATTTGTAAAGCAGTTTTATAATCTTTCATTACTGTATCAAGACGTATAATGATACCAAGTTCGTCCAAGAGTTCGGGTTCAGCTTTAATTGCACCACGTGTTAAACGTTGAAAAGCGTCTGGAATATCTCTACCTAATGTAGCTCCTGCATTCTTTGCAGCTTTTGCAAGACCCTCTAGTTGGTCTGAATTAAGGCCTGCGGCTCTACCGATTGCTGCGGCCTGTGCCGCTTCTTCAAAACTAATAATACTTCCTGAAGCTTCTTGTATTCTGCTTGTCAATAGCTTCATGGATGTTCCGGTTTTAAAAGCATATTGCTCTTGAGCGTCTTGCAGGGCTTTTAGATTGCCAGCTTGTTTTAGAAAGTTAAATGCTGCTGAAATAGCAAAGATATTTGCAGCAAGAGTAGCATATGCAGCAACAAAGCCACTACTGCCAGTTGCCATCTTTGAAAATGCTTTTGTGCTGTTTGAAGTTGCCCCTGCCGCTCCCTTGGCTTTTTTATGGTAGTTATCTGAAGCATCTGCGGCTCTATCTAACCCCGCTCCAGCTTTTTTTGCGCCAAGGCCTACTTTTCCAAGGGTTCCCTTGTCGTCTACTTTTACATCAATTTCAACCTTATTCTTTGCCATTAGCCTTTCACATTATGGGCATATGTTTTACCACCCCTTGCAGACTTTCTTTCGTCTGCTTTTCTCTTTCTCTCTGCTTTCTCTGCTCTATAAGATACTAAAATTGACTCCCATATTTTCATTAAGAATATTATTAATTTAGGATTCTCTATTTCATATAAATTGAAAAAATACTCTACAGTATTCCAATTCTTTCCTAAATATGCTCCTGACATTCCTTCCCAATTATCTTCGAGAAATCCAAATATAAAAAATGCCACTTGAACCTCAGAAGGAAAGTCTGAAGTTTCGAGCGGCATCTTATCGGGATCAGGCTCCTCACCTAACTGTTCACAAATCAAAAAATATTTATCTATATCTATCTTTTGATCTGCCTGTTTAACGTAGCGTTCAAGTAGTGCTCTTATGGCCTCTACTTGTTCCCAGTAAAATTTTCAAGATCACTCACAGTTTCTGTAACCCAAGTATCGAACTGGGTTGCATTTTTCATAAGTAATTCTGCATTTTCTTGGGTGTATATTAACAGGTCTTCAGGATCGAGAGAGGAAACATCCACCAACAGAAGCTCTTCCAGGTAGCGATATTTTAACCCTGACCATCCTTTAATAACTGCTTTACAATATTCTACAAGGAATACTTCTTCGTTTAATTCTTCTTCTGGTTGACGTGTCTTTTTATTGAACTTTGTTGTTAAACACTTTTTACGTAATTTTACCAACTCTTCTCTTGCTAGATAACAAAGGTCTACTGTCATTCCTTCATAGCCTGGGAAATCAATTGTTACTGTCTTGCTGGGAGTCATGAGAGTTGCTAGTGAAACGGGGGTGTCGCTCATATTATTATCCTTATTCGAGATTTGTTAAGTAAAACAGGGATGAAAATTCATCCCTGTTTCGATTTTCTACTACATAGTATAGTTCAAAAAACCAAAAATGTCAAGAACTATTTTTAGCTACGTTACTATGCATATAAATTTCCGTCTGGAGTCAAGCCCTTATATATAATTGTAAGATCATTTTTGCCTTCAATATCTTGTACAAGAGAGCCTGGATTTCCAGTATGTGGCATTGCATGGAAATTAATATCCATCCCAATTACTTCATCTATAGAGTGAGACGGTATTTCTAAATGAGCGGCTGGTATTAAAAATTGCACCGTTGGAGATGTAGTTGTAGTTGCAGCTCCCCCTAATACAATGTTTAGATTGAAAAAATTATTTACATCAAAAGTACTTGACTCTGCTAAATCCTCAAAAAGATCTGAACTACGAGCAGCAGTTGTATCTAAGTAGCAACTCAAACTCCCTGAAACATTAAAAGCTCCATTGTAGTGTGCAAGAGGCTGGTTTACAACTCCCATCACTGAAGGAGTTACATATTGTATATTATTTGAAAGAGTAATACTGCCTCCGGTAAGTGTTAGTGTGTATTGATTGTCAGTATTATTATTCGGATCATCCCCTGTATTTTGAGTAAGAGCTACTGTAGATAATCTGTTTTGAATAAAGTTATTTGTTGCTGTTATACCCTCTGTAATTTTGAGAGTACTCGCAGCGACTACGCCTGTGTCTGACATCCAAGATGGAGTACCTGCATCGTCTATTATAGCATTTGCAAAGCCACTCCAACTACATGTAGCTATTCCATCTATATCAAAATCTATAGATACTTCATTAAGAACTGCGCCTTTTAACTTATAAATTGCTCCAGAACCTAAAACAAAGTAGAAGTCTACAGCTGCCATTTGTAGCCGATCGCTATGTGAAAATGCAATAGTACTAGTAGTGGTGCTTGCAGAAATAACAGGATTACTAATAGCTAAAGTTGCTCCAGATTCTCCATAGTGTAAAGGATCGTTGCTGCTATCCGTTGCCCGATATGCTTTTGCTCCTGCGAATAAGGCCCAAAGAGCTTCTTCAACTGAATGCATTTTGGTTCCACCGTTTCTATTTGCAAAGCCGTTTTCATTTGTTCCTTCACTTTTAAAAGGCCGCATGTAGGTAGAAAATGAAAACTCTGCTGGAGCTAAAGAATCTGTAAATTTTGCAGTACCACGTCTACTAGTCTTGCCATCTGGCGAAGCCTCACTTACAGATACTTCATTCATATTTGTTGCTTGAGAAAACGAAAAACCTTCTAACATAGGAATTTCAAACACCCCCGTAGCCGCAGGATCAGCAGCCCCATCAGTTAACTCTATAAAAAGTTTCGTCTCTCTTTGTAAAAATAAATTTGCCATAGTTAATCTCCTATGAATTTCTTGAAAAGGCTAGGACTTGAACGTTTGTTCCTACCTGCATTTTCTAGTATCGAACCTCGATAAGCATTTCGCCTACACCAAGAGGTTCAAGCACACCTTCGTCAGTATCAATACTAACTATTGTGATTTGTTGGGTTGTTTCTGCCACACCTTGTTTATTAGTGTAAGGAAGCCTAGAGTTTGTTTCTACAACAGTTTCTACATCTTCCAGCAACTTATCCAAAGCTAAAGCAGCATCTTCCTCGTTTACATAACAGCGAAGAGTTACTGAAAGAAATCTATCTTTATAGCCTCCGCCTTGATATTCTCTTGTTTCGGACC